GTTTTAAGACCACGCAAATATGGCAAGTAACGGGCGATGCGGCTGTAACGGGCTCCCTGAGCTTGAATTACCTTTCGCTCAATATTGGCTCCGCTTGCCCTCGGTCAATCGCACCGTCACCTCTTGGCACGTTTTTTGCAGGGCCTGATGCAGCCTATGTGGTCAACCCATTTGGCGGGGTGATGCCGGTTACAGGCGAGATGAGTGGCCCGGGCGCTACTCCGCACTTGAGGCAGCCGTTCGGCTTTGTAACTGTCCCCACCCGTGTGGCTGCTTCTTTTGCCGGCAACATCTACCGCGTTTGCTTGCCGACGATTGTGGACGGTATCAGTGGAACATACGACTACTGGTTTGACACGCGCAAGCTGCGTTGGAATGGCCCTCACACCTTTAATTACGACTGCGCATCATCGGCAGGCAACTTTTTTATCCTGACCGGGCAAGGGGCTGGAGCAAAGTTATTTGCTTCCAATCCTTTTCCGACAAGCAGCACTATTTACACCGACAACGGTTCGACTTATGTATGCGATTTGGTGAGCGCGGATATGCCGAAGCACGACGAGATGGCAATGAAACAGGTTGTGGAGTCCACCATTGAGTTGTCGTCCACAGGTGTTCCAGTTGTTTATGGGATTACGGCATACGACGACAAAGGAAACTACATTAACTCTACAAGCGTTACCACTGCCCAATTGGGTTCAATTTGGGGCTCAAACGTTTGGGGAGATGGCAGTAAATGGCAATCTCGGGTAAACCAACCGTACACTTACCTAATTAGCTGGTCAATGCCGTTGGTTTTTAATAAACTCGCCATCGAGGTTACTTGCCCGGCGGCAGCGGGTGTTTCAATTGGCACGTTCTTTGCACGGGCGCAAAAGACCGGCTACACATTACAGGCTTGATATGTCCGCATCTATCATAAACACCTATCCCACAACGCTGCAAAATGGCCAGCTTGAGGACGCAACGGTCGTAATGACCTTGTTCTCTTGGATTCAATCTCAGGTCAATGGGAATGCTTGCGGCGCCACTACCGGCTCATCGGTGCTCAAGGGTGATGGAGCAGGCAATACAACCCCGGCTGTGTCAGGCACCGACTATCTTGGTGTGACCTCGGGGCTAATTTTTGATTACGCAGGTTCAAGCGCCCCGGCAGGTTATTTGCTTTGCGATGGAACAGCTTACAACCGCGTCACTTACGCAAGTCTTTTTAACGCAATTGGAACGACTTGGGGTGCTGGCGACGGTTCTACTACTTTTAACGTACCCGACTTGCGGCGCAAAACTACCATTGGGGCTGGTGGTACAGCGGTGGGCTCTATTGGAACCACCGTGGCGTCCACAGGGGGTACTGAGACGCACGTTATTACATCGGCTGAATTGCCCACCCACAATCACGCAATAACCGACCCTACCCACACTCACACTGTAAACGACCCTACCCACGTTCACACTGCGGCGGCTTTGGTCGGTGCCGGATTAAACGCAAGCAGTTCAACCGTACCCGGATATGGTTACCCCGGAAGTTGGCAAACAAATGCTGCAAGCACAGGGATTAGTCTGAACGCAGCATCAACAGGTATATCTGTTCAAAATGCAGGTTCTAGCACTGCAATGTCGCTCATGCAGCCGACCGCTGTGGTCACAAAAATTATCAAGGTGTAAAAATGGCCGTAGAAGATACAACCTTTCGCGTTATCGATTGGGCAATTACTGGGGCGGGGGCACTTATGTCAATTATTGGCGCCATGCTTGGTATGCGTATCACAAAAGTCGAGAAGGCAACTGACGACATTACCCGAGAACACCAAAAACTTGAGGTCCGCATTGCAGGTGAATACACCCCTCGGCGCGAACTTGAGAAGCTAGGCGAGGCGCTATTTAGCAAGCTCGACACCATTGAGAAACTACTCCATCAAAAGGCCGACAAATGAACTATTCCAGCAACGGGATTCTTTTCACCGAGCACGCGGAAGGCTGCAAGCTCACTGCCTATCAAGATCAAAAAGGCGTGTGGACGATCGGCACCGGGCACACCGGGTCGGACGTTTGCGAGGGCCTGACAATCACCCAAGAGCAGGCCGACATACTGCTGGAAAAAGACATTGGCACAGCGGTTGCCGGAGTGAATGCTGCGCTTAACGTCGATGTGACGCAAAGCGAATTTGATGCACTTGTGGACCTGACGTTTAACATCGGCGTCCACGCTTTCACTGAATCGACGGTATTGCGTTGCATCAATACGGGTGACTTTGAAGGCGCCGCCGCCGCGTTCCTACTTTGGGACAAATGCGGTGGTCAATACAACCAAGGGTTATTCAATCGGCGCGAGGCCGAGGTAGCTTTGTTCAAAGGGGAATAGCATGGCTGACATTACTGGAATTGGAACCGCCGTCACAGGCGTCAAGGACATTTTGGGCATGTTCTTCCCGGACAAAACCGAAGAAGAAAAAGCCAAGATTGCCGCCGCTCTTGCCCTCCAGCAAGACCAGAACAAGCTCATCGAGCTACAGGCGCAGGCCAACGCCAACGAGGCCAACCAGCCCGGTATGCACTTCCGCGATGGTGCCGGATGGGTGTGCGTTGTAGGGCTGGCAGTATCGGTGCTCAAGCCTTTGATCGAGTGGGCCAGCCACATCATCGGAAACCCCATCACGTTGCCCCCCGTTGACACCAGCACTACCAGCACCATGCTGTACGCTTTGCTCGGCCTTGGCGGTATGCACGCGGCTCCGGCCATCGTCAGTGCGGTAACCGGCAAATGAAACCCGCCATCAAAACCTCCTCGGGCCGTGTGGTTGCCGCGCCAAAGCCCGGTATGACGCACAAAGAGATTGCGGCAACGGGAACGCGGGGGTTTACCAACGGCGGTAAATTCCTGAGCCGGGGCGAGGCCGCCAAGATTGCCAAGATACCTGGCGTTAAGTCGTTGCACTCCGAGGACTTACCCGCTTATAAAACCAAACATGCTAAAAAGTAAAGATCAGTTCATTCCTCGCGGACTCACAACCGAGCAAGTTATGGCGCAGCTTGGCGTCGGCATCCATCATATTTTTGGTGGCGGTGTGTACGCCAAAGAGACGCGCATACCTGCCGGTCAGGTGTTGGTGCAGCACAAGCACACATACGATCACTTGTCTATTCTGGCCAGCGGGTCGATAATCCTTGACATTGATGGGGCGCAAGTGCCACTCACAGGTCCGCACTGTCTGACGGTTGAGGCCGGTAAGCATCACGGGGTCAAGGCCGTTACCGATGTGGTCTGGTATTGCATTCACGCCTCCGAGGTCGCTGACGACGATGCTGTGATTGCCGACCCCGCCGATATTGCCGGGGCCAAACTTGTTGAGGAGAGACTGAAATGCCTTGGATAGCACCTGCAATTAGCGTCGGAGCCGGACTGCTTACCGGCGGCGGAGGAAAAGGTGCGGGTGGCGGCGGTAGCTCCCCCATGTACCAGCCCACCGACCTATCTGGCGCAGATCAATCTTGGATTGCCAACTTCAACGCGCAAAACGGCATTGCCTCGGGTTCGCAGGCGGCCACATCCCCTTATTTTTCACAGTCGCTATCACAAGGCGAGGGCATCAATTACGCCCCGTATTTGCAAGGTGCTCAACAGGCCGGCGGCATGTACGGGCAAGTGGGGGCGGCGGCTGGCCAGCAAATGCAAGGGTACGGGCAGCAGGCTCAAACCGCGCTTGGGCAAGAGGCCAGCATGTACGGGGCCGGCAATCAAATCATGCAGACCGCGTTCGACCCTCAGAGCCAACTATTCAATCAGCAGCAGCAACTTGTGACCGACCAAGTGAACGCGGGGCAAGCGGCGCGCGGTCTTGGCAATAGCGCCGAGGGAGCGTCCGAGTTGAATCAGGCAATGGGCAACTTTGACATAAATTGGCAAAACGCACAGCTTGGCCGCCAGGTGCAAGGTATCCAAGGGATGCAGACGGCCAATGCCGGAGGTGTGCAGCAAGCCAACCTTTATGGTCAAGATCAGAGCGCGGCGCTTGCGGCAGGCAATGCCGGTGCAACGGCCTACGGCATGTCCGGTCAGGTTCCGATGCAGGCGCAGCAATACGCGGCGGCACAGCCCGGCAACGTAGCCAACCAATACCAGCAGTACATGGCCGGTCAGCAAGGGCTTTACGGTACGCCAATGAGCGCGGCAGAGAGCTACATGGGTATGGGCAACACCGCCGGGTCCGCGAACTACAACGCCAACGCCAACCAAAATAGCGCCGAGGCCAACCTCTTTGGCCAGATCGGCGGGGGGATGTTTGGCCAGAATGGTAGCAATCCTTTTAGCGGTTGGAATAGCACACCGACCAACGCTAACACGGTTATACCGATGCAACCCGGCGGAGGCTATTAGTCATGGGTATATTAGCCCCCGGTGTAGCGCAAGGTGCCCTCGATGCGATGCAGGGGGACCGTCAGCGTGTGATCGACCAGCAACTTGAGTACCAACGCAAGCAAGCGATGGCGTATCAGGCTTGGCAGCAAGAAACCGCGCGCGCACAGCAGGCTCGGCAGTTGCAGGCAAATCAGAATGTTGGCGCAACGCTAGGCGGCATGTATCCTGCCCCTCCGCCGGTCGCTCCTCAAGCGCAAGGTGGCGGTGCTCTGGCCCCGGCTCCCGGCACGCCGAGTATGCCGATGCAGCCCCAAGGTCAGCCACAGGCTATGGCGCCAACGGCCAGCCCC